GGGAAAGCTGTTGTTCCATCTCAAGCAGAACTTGATAGAGCAAAAGCTGCAACAGAAGAAAGAGTAAAAAAAGCAGCACCAACTACTACTGGTCCGGTTGGAAATGTGCTTCGTGATTTGTCGTCTGTTTCTGCTCCACCTCCTTCTCGAATTGCCACTGCAGATACTCCAGTTAGTCGCCAGCAAGTTCCTTCTGGACAGTTTAGTAACGTACCAACACGTGCAAATCAGCCCGGTTCTTTTAAAGATTTAACAGATATTCAAAGTGAAATTACGGCAGAAGCAAAAACAGATGACTTTTTAAATGCTTATTTAAAAGAACAACAGGAAGAACAGCAGGCAATTGATAAAGAAAACCGTTTTCAATCACGTATTGTTCAAGGTATCGAAAGCAAAGAAAAAGCTTTAGCTAAAAATATTCTTGCTGATTTGCGTCGAGAAGAACAAGAAGCTAAACAATTTACACCACGTTCTTATATTGAAGAAACAGGTGCTGTTGAAGCACGTCCAACAACTACTCCCTCAGCCTGGGACGATACAGAAGATTATCCTGAATTTGTTATTCCTGAAGGATCTAAGCCTCCGTTAAGGTCTTCTGATCCTTCTAAGTTTTCTTTGTCAAGTCTTGGTCAAGATCCCTGGTCGGATTTAACAGGTAAACAGCAAAATCAACAAAGTTCTGTTGTGCGTCAACAACAAGAAGCTGTTGACACAGGCTTAGATCAAACAATTCAAAATCTTGATTCTATTTCTCAACGTGACGTAGCCTCTGTTAAAGCAGGTGGATTTATTTCTGCATCTGAAAGCCCTGCCAACTTTACACTAACTAACTTAACAGTTAATCCAAATGAATCTGTTGTTGCTCAATTAAACAAACGAAAAGCATTGCGCCAACAAGTTTTAAATCAAACACGCACTTCTTTAGATCTTGAAGCAGGAGATGCACCTCTTCCTGAAGGATTTGAGTTTCAAACAACTCAAGCTGAAGGACTTCAAGTTGATCCTGGAGCAGTAGGAAAATTAGCTGAACAAAAACTTGAAGAAGCTAAACAACGTCGTCAAACTCCTCCTCCTGCTCCTATTTCTGAAAGTTATCGCCAAGCTTTATTTGATGATAAAGGTTTATTAAAGCCAGAAATTATTGCTTTACATTTAGGAGATGAAAATGTATTTCCTGGTGCACTTGGGCAGGAGTTACGTGATTCTCTTACTACTGTTTCAACAATAGAAGCTAGAAAAACAGGTAAGTTAGATAAAATTGTTATTGCAAATCCAGGTGCACATTTAAGAGCTACTCAACATGTTCGTAATAATTTGTTAGCGCAAGATAACGCTAATACCATTAAAGAGTATTTGATTTCTGGTGGTGAACTTCAAACACCACGTACTAAAGGATTTGGCTATACAGGTACTCGTTCTATGAATACTGAAGTAGTCACAATTACAAATAATCAAGGGCAACAAAAAATTCTTGTGTCAGGTCCAAAAGCAGCGGCTCGTTATGATCGCAGTGACTTAGAACCTATTTATTATGATCTTGCAACTAAATCGTATGTACGTAAATCAGATATTGGAGCAACTCAGTCGGTAGAAGGAGAGGCTGGTAGTGGTATTGGTGAAGAGATAGGCCAGGCTATTGGATTTGTTCCAAGAGAGCAAGTTGAAAAATTTACCACGCTTCCTGGTACATCGGCATCAGGTAAATATTTAGGAGAAGATCAACCTAAAACTACGTGGTCTGATGATTTATTTGAAAATGCAATTAATGAAGAATTAGAAATACAAAATAAAAAACAAGGCGTAGACTATGCTATTGGTGGTGTTAAAGAATTTGGAAGTGGTAAAGAATCTACCAGTTTAGAAATACAGCCTCGTCCGTTGTTCAATACTCATTACGAAGCTCTTGATGCTAATAAAATTAAAATTACTAACAATGGTAATGCATATTTAAAAGTTGACAAGTTAACCTTATTGGCTAACCCTGGTACAGAAAAGTACATTGATCCTCAATATGGAACTCTATTTGTAAATCCTTATACAGGCCGTCAATTTTCAAGTCCTCAAGAAGCAACAGACACGTATAATCGTTTAACTAACAATTTAAATGTAAAGTTAATTGAGCGTGCTGAAAAACGAATCAGTGGTTTAGAACGTGGTGAAAATTTAAATCTTGAATTAAGCAAGAGTAAAACAGGTCAAAAAAATGTTTTTACTCGATTAAACCCAAATCTTATTGTTGAACAAGTTGTAACACGAGGCCCATCTGGTGAAACAAAAACCAGTAACGTAACTCTTTCTCAGGCTTTACGCAATGAACTTTTAAATGAAGGGTTGCTTCAAGAACATCGTATTATTAATGAAGATGGATCTGAAGGTGCTCGTTTCTTTAAACAAACACGATATCAAGTTCCCCAGAATCGCACATATATTGATAAAACTACAGGACAACAGAAAGCTTCAGTTCTTAGTTTTAAAGACGCCAACTTACCACCAATTGATGTCAATGCAGGTGATGAAGTTCTTTCAGCAAAAAATAATTATTTATTCTTGCAAGGCGTAAATAATGCTCTTGAAAAAACTACGGGACAACGCGTTAAAGTTATTGACCAAGCAATTACTTTAGGTCAAGATCCAGAGGTAGAGTTCCTTGGTGGCCCTGGAAAAAACCCCATACTTCGTGAAGCCTTAACGGTTGCAAACACCTTGGCTAATACCTCAGAAACTTCTCGCATTCGTATGCAAGAGCCTGGGGTTGATGCTGGGCTTGGAGAACGTTATGGGCTAGGTGCACAAGAGTCACGTAGGGCGCAACCGAGTGTACCAAGCAGGATACAGTCTGTTGAGCTTCCTGTTGCAAAAGTTGTAACTAGCACAATAAAAGATCCAGTTACAGAAGAACTTAAAGAAGTAAGCTCATTTATTTTAACAGGACAAACAAAATCTGCTTCCAACGCTCCCGAAACAATTGGTGCTAAACGTTTAGTTAGTGCAATTAACGATTACAAACAAAGAACAGGCAAAGCCTTAGATAAAGCAAATGTTTTGCAATTTGCTTCAAGCATTGCTCAACAAGAACAGGCTGATGTTGACGAATTGTTAATACAAGCTTCAATTTTTGCTAAAGGTTCTGGTCAACAAGCAACCGTTGGTAGACAAATGAAGCAAGGGCGTCAAACTCTTGGTTTAATGGATCGCTATTCACCAGAGCAAGAAGTTGCTGACACTATTTCTCAATACGATTTTGATACACTTATTGAACCTTCAAAACAGTTTGCTGATTTAGATCGTTTGCACAATGTTGTTAATACTGAAACTGGACAAGTTACACAAATGCCCCTCAGGCAGATGCTTGCTTTAAATGAAGGAGTTGAAGCACTTCCTGATGTTGATGCAAAATTAATGGAACAACAAACACAACGCGCTAGAATAGAACCACCTGGAACAACGGAACGTTTTACAGTTGACGATCAAATGCTTTCTAATCAAATAAGTCGATTAATGGCACAAGCAAATCGTCGCTCAGGTAAACGTCGTAATCGTTAATCATGGCTGAAGAAAAAAAGAAAAAAGAAAAGAAGTGGATTCAAAAAGCTGATATTAAAGAAGGTGTTTTTACAGCTAAGGCTAAACGTAAAGGTATTACTTCTGCTCAGCTCCAGGAGAATGTCCTTTCTAATCCTGAAAAGTATGATGAACGCACAGTAAAACAAGCACGCTTGCGTAAAACTCTTGTAGGATTACACGGTAAAAAGAAAAATAAAGAATGAAAGATGCACGCCTGGAATTAGGTCGATATATTTCTAATCCTTTTGATAAGAAAGGACGTATACCGTCTCAGTTGAGTTTTCGTGAATTATTTCGTGATAAGTACGCTACTGAACATGGTGGTTCTCCCTGGGTGCCATCTCGATATACTTTTGAAGATTTAACTAAAGCTGTTCAAAACCGTAAAATAACTCATAATCCACGTCTTAATTACGTACCTAATTCTCCTTTCTGGGATGACAACAATGAGTTGCCTCCTGAAAAGTATGAGATGTTTGAGGGACTGGGACGATTTAAAAGAGAAGACTATAACTTTGATGAAGGCCGTGCTTTAACACGTGTTCGTCCAGAAGATCAACCAGATTTTGATCCTAGTTGGGTGGAAGCATATAAGTTAAGTCCTACGGTGCGTCCCGATAAGCGTGCTAAAAATCCTATGCCGCGTACCAGGAATCCAGATCCAAACGGGTTCATTATGCAAATGGCAGAAAATCGTGCAGAAAATGAGTTCAAAGATAATGTATCTGTTGCACAGCTTCTTGCAAATAAAAAATTAAACCCGACAGAAGAGCGTGTTGGTCAAGAAAAAATCACAGAAGAAGAATCTAATATTTCTCCAGGCAAGACGATTACAGCAGCGTAAAATAAATAAAGAATTATAAATTAGATATTTGTGGCTAACCCGCAAGCAATGAAAGGGTTACTTGGTTTTTTAACAAAACCAAGTTCTGTTGCGGCAGCTAAAGCGGCTCTCCCTGGTGCGGGACTAAACGCTCTTATGGGCATGGTGACAGACGGTCCCATGGGGGCACTTGCGTATGGCTTGGGTGACTTTGCTTTGAATTACCCGGCCATTCGTGGCGCACGCCGAGTATTCCCTGGTAGAGAAGTAGAAATTAAAAATTTAAAAACCGGAGAAATTGCTAAAGATTATCAACCTTCTTTTGGAGAAAATGCAATTAATTTTGGAGCTTCTATTGGTTCCAACTATGCAATTTCTAGTTTGATGCCACCGAGGGCACCTTCTGTTCAACCTGATGCTCAACAATTTTTAGCACAACAAGCTCAACAAGTTGTTCCTCAAGTTGAATCACAAGTTGCTCAAAATGCTCAACAACTGGCTCAACGTTCTTATGTTAATGAGTTATCTCAGAGACAGTTAAATTTATCTCCTAATACCATGTATCAAATGCAAGGTATTGAACATACAGCTTTTCATTATCCAGGTGTAACTCTTCCTCCTGAATTACTTGCACAGTTGAAGGAACAGGGGATTATGTGACTATGGCTCAACAATATCGTGGTTTTGGTGGTGGTGTTGAAGCTGCTAAACAATCTTTAAAACAATTAGGAACAGGCAAGTCTTATCGTCCAAAACGTAATATTTTTTACGATCCAGAGTTTCGTAAAGATATTAAAGAAGCTGGTATTACAAGGGAAACACCTTTGGCTTTTCTTGGTGCATATGCAACAAGACTAGGTGCTGATTTAACTACGGATGAATCACGTTCCTTGTATTGGCAATTTAGCCATCCGCTTGAGATGGCTGATCAAGCAATGCGTAAAATAGTTGATCCAAATAAACAGCTTGGTTATGGACGAGGTTTAATTGCGTTAACTGCAGTTGCTCCAGCAGTTGCTCTTACCGGTGCATACAATCCATTAAACATTGGTGAGTTAGGCAGACCTACCGGATACAAGCAAAACGTTCCCGATTCAGAAGATCCTACAAAAACAGCCGAGCCTGGTACTGAATTATTTCAACGTTTTTTCCAGGGGAGAACAGGTCGTCCTTTGGCTTTTGAGAAAGCTCGGGAAGAAATTCCTGATCTCACAAAGCAACGGTATGCAAACTATATGAATTTTCTTTATAACGATCCAGGTCCTATTGGTAAAGCAACTATGGGTATTGTTAAGGTCACACCAGAGAACCTTCAGGGAGACCCAGAGGCTCGTATTCTTGGTTACCCAGTAAGTATCCCTTCTGTTACTGCGTTAGCTGGTGGCCTCGCTGGTGCACGTATGGGAGTACTTTCTTCTCCAACTGTTGAAACAACTGTTCAACCAAGTTTGCTTAAGGGTGAGAAAGCAGTAACTACTCGCACAATGGGAAGAAAAACTCCAGCTCTTGTCAGAGGTTTAGCAGGTGGAGCACTTGGTTCTGCCGCTGGTGCAATTGCAGGTGTTCTTGCCAACCAAGCCATTGCTGCTGCTGGTAATACAGAAAATAAATTACCAATGCAATAAATGTTGCTTCTGGTAGAATTTAAACATCTCAAGAAATATTATTAATATGGACGACGGGTCCTCTTTTGGAAGTTTAAGAAATCTTATAACATCGCGTAAACGCGGCGGTTTAGGTGTAGATCCAAGTTTAGTGCGTGCTTTAGGTCCAGAAAAAGCAGCACAATTTCAACAGGGCGTTGAAAATATAGGTCCACAAGCAGAAGCAATAAGAAAAGGTTATATGAAAAAACCTGGTGCATACAGCACTATTGCAGCAACCGCAGGCACTTCTGCTTTACAAGCGTTAGGTGGTGATCCCCTTGGTGCAGTTACTTCTATCCCTGGAACCCTAGCTGGAGGTGGAGTTGGAAGCCTTCTTGCAGGTTTTGTACCAGGCGTCGGTAAACCTATTGCAAAAGCAATCTTTCCTTTAATCGGTGCTGCATTTGGTGGTAGCGCAACAGAACAAGCTGCACGCGCTGGTCTTAACTACCTTGGAGCTAAAATCCCAGGGTCAGAGGAAGTTGCTGCAAGGAGCCAAGAAGAGCGTACTCGTGCACTTAATCGCGCTGAAGCGAGGAAAGATTTTGAAACACAAACACGAGCTGAACTTGCGCGTGATTTAGAGTATGCAAAGGCAATGATGCCTTTAACTATTGAGCAAGAAAAAGCATTAATGCCTCTTCGGGAGCAACTAATGCGTACACAACTTGTTAATCAACAAGCTCTTAATGCAAGTAACGCAGCTCTTTCTCAACAGATAGGACGCAGTGCCACGATGAGTCAATATGTGCTAGGACAACAACGAGCCGGAGCGGTAATAACACAGACTCTTTTGTCACAAAATCCATACGCTGGTTCTGTTCTTCAAGCTCCTCAAATTAGCTTTGGTTGATTATGGCTTTTTCTGATACTGTTGCTAAAGGTAATCGAATAGGTATGTTTGGCTGGAATCCCCTTGCCAATATTCGCTCTCAAGAAGATTACAACAAATTACCCGACGGTCTCAAGAATGTTTATAATGAAGCTCTTGGTTATAGAAGCATTATTGGAGATTTAAACGAATCTCCGGAAGAACGTAAACAAAGATTACAGGTTGAGCTTGACGCACAAAAACAAATGCTTAATTTTGCGCAGGGCTTGGGCAAGGAGTCAGTAGAAACTGCTTATAAATATAAAACACTTGCCGATATTCCCAAAACAATTGCACAAGGATTTGGTAATATTGCGGCCACAAATTTATATGGTGGTCAAGTTTTAGCAGCTCCTTACAACTATCCAAGATTGCAACCTATTGCTTATAATCCTAGGCCTGAAATAGATTATTTTAGTTAGAATAAAATGACCTACAGTTTCCCGTCTCGATTTACAACTTTTGATCCGTCAAAAGCTTTTTCCGGTGGGTATGGGAATTTTTCTAATCCTGGCGTTTTAAACAGTGGTAGTGGAGGGAACATGTTAGGTTTATTTGGTACTCTAGGTAGTAGTGCAATTTCCGCTTTATCCGGTTTTGGTCAAGCACAGACTGCCGCAAGTATTGCACAAGCACAAGCTGATCAAGCTAGGGATCGACAAATTTATGAAAGAGAGGTAAATAAAGGCGCTCTTGCTCAAGGCATACATCAAATGGTGTATGGATCAACTACGGAACCTCAACTCGCTTTTGGTTTTCAAGAACGAGCTAAAAAGCTTGAGTTGGGTCCTTTTGCTGAACGCCAGCTTGGACTTGGTTCAGAGGCAGCTAAACGCGAACGCTTGGCACGCATCTCCCCTGAATCAAAAGAAGCAGCTCAGTTTGAAAACCGATTGGCAATTGAACGTTCAATAGCTGATAAACTTGCATTAACTGATGCAATGTTTGGTCGTAGATCTTCTAGTTATTTCGGATAAGGAGGGAATATGGGAGGAGGTCCTACCGTAACATATAATCCGCCACCGCCGGATGATACTTTTGCAAAATATTTAGAATACACAAAAGGAAAAGAAGCCATAGCAGAAGAGCGTGCAGCTCAAGAGCGTGCAGAAGCCAAGGCTGCCTCTGAAGCGCGTAAAGCTTCTGGTGCCGCTGCTTATGCAGGTCTTAAACAAACAACTCAACAACAGCTTGCCCAAGGTTTAATTGGTTACGAAAGTGCTGCAAATCAATTACGTGATTACGCAGCTAAATATGATTTAACTCCTCCCGAAGCTGATATTAATGAGTTAACTCAACAGTACACTGCAGCATTACCTGGTAAACGAGCTGCTGGTATTAAAGCTTCTTATGAAGAGTTGCTTGGCCGTCAAGCTTCGGAAGAAGAGATTACCAAAGCACAAGAACGCTTTAGCCAAGGTGTTTATGGTACGATGGAAGACTTTAAGTCTTCTCTTACCAAAAGTTCTGAGTATCAAGATAAATTTAATCAAAGCTATCTTGATAATTATTACGACACTATGTATGGTAAGCAGACGCTTACCGCAGAAGGGAAAAAAACTGGTCAACGTACTTTTAAGTTTGATTCATCACTTCTTCCTCAATACAGTGGTGATCTTCAAGCTCGTGCCAAAATTACTACACCTGATTTTGGTAAAGAGTTTGTAGGCACTCCCGCAGAGCTGGAGGCACAACAGCAAAACATTCGTGATACTAGGCAGTATCTTTACAGCGCAGGGCTTACCAATCTTCAAGGCGAGATTGATAAAGAAACACAGAAACTTAAAAATGAAGGTACAGAAAAAGTTGCAAAGATTGCCTCTGCTGGCAGCTTGTACTCAAATCTTGTTTCTGGGTTCTGGTCTTAAATTCATATTGTTATAATTAATCAAGAGTCAATACTTATACAAGATGACCAGCTCTGTTCCTGAGGCACAAAGCGCCGCTGACGACTATTTTGATATCAACAAGTTTGAGCAACTGCTTGCTCGTCTTGAAGCTTCTAAAGGTCGTCAACAGCGTCAAAAATCGCTTGAAGGTCGCCGCGACATTTATGCCGGTGGTCTCGCCAGCATGATGTCCAACTTCTGATGCAAACTCCAGCTCAAGGAGATCAAACTCCGGATCAAAGATTTAATCTTGATAATTATCGGAATCTTCTTGAGCGTCTGGAAGCATCTAAACGTGATCAACAACGTTTGGATAAAAAAGTTCCTGATTCTTTGCAACAGCAACCTGTATAATTCGCTATTATGACTAGCAGTGTTCCCGCTGGACAAACTGATGTTGATGATTGGTTTGATCTAGACAAATATCGTCAGGCGGCTGGCGTTGCTTACGAATTTTCCAAAAAGAAAATGGAGACTGCTGGTGAACAAGAGCGAGAAACTATCGGTAAGGGTGCAGAAGAACAAAGAACTTCCGCTGAACAATCTCAGCGATTTAAACAAGAGGACGAAGCTCGAGACTACGGACAGTCTCAACGAGCATATCGATATTAAAGTTTTTGACCACTGGTTAGATAATTTAGATTCTCCAACTAGGGAAAGTTTTGTTGCATTTGCAGAAAGCAATAATTCTGTAATTGAAATTTATCTTTATTCTCGCTTCCTTGGTTACAACGGGTCTATCACCAGTTGTAATCTTTGGATTGATAAACACTATTCAAAACCTGATCACAGAAGTGTTCTTCTTGCTGAAATTATGGAAATGCAAGAAGATATCCGCAAGCTCAGAGAAGACATTGAGAATTTTGCCGTTAAACGAGATTCTGGTGTAGCTCGTATTGCAGGTATGCAAAAAGAATTACGCGGTACGATTGCTCAGGTAGAAAACTATACAGCTAATAAAGACCGGAAGGGATTGTTAATGGCTGGTGCTGACCAGGCAATTCGTGAGTTGCTGATGATTTTTAAAGATGATCCGATTGAAGGCCCCCTTCAAGAAGCATCAATGTCAGTATGGGCTAAAATGCAATTAAGTGAATAGTAGTAATGCAACAATTACCAAACTATCAGCATCCCATTCCCGAGTCACAATTGCGGACTGGTATTGTCTTTGGGCCAGGGAGAACTACTCGTTTACCCGAGAAAGGTACACGTGAGTATCAAGAGCTTGTTAATCGTATCCGTGGTACGGCAGCAAACAATCAATGAGTAAGATGCCCCCAGAACTTCTTGAGCACTTCAAGAAGAAAGAAGCCAAAAAAGAAGATGGCACTGAGATGAACGATAAGGAAAAGCGTAAAGCTGCTCTCGATAAAGCACGTAAATATCAAGAACAAAAACGCAGTAAAAAAGAAAAATAGACTAGTATCAAGTTAGTTACTGGTCTTTTCTGTGCCCGCATATCTTCATCAAGCTTATCGACGTAACGCCCAGGCTGCTGCAAAGAATCACCGGGTACGCAAGAAAGATAATGAAGATCTCCTGGAGCTGGCACGAGAAGACTTTGGTTATTTTTGTGAGTATGTAGCTGATAAGCCACCTGCTAAACATCATCAGGATTGGCACCGGCAGTTGGTCACCAATGAAGACAGCTCTTGCCTGCTGAAAATTGCTGGTCCCAATATTGATTTATTAGCTCCAAGGGGACCCCTTGCTGTTTCTATGCCAGTAGCAACGCCCAACGGTTGGGTTCCTATTGGTGAACTGGTCATTGGTGATTTAGTTTTTTCAGAAGATGGAGAATTAACCGAGGTTGTAAATATTTCTGATTATGAAGAGTCTCCTACATGGGAAGTAGTTTTTAGTGACGGATCAACAGTACGGTGTGACGACCATCACCTTTGGAAAGTTCGTCGCATGGGTACTGATGAAAAAGGTGAGTGGCGAACCATTTCATTACATGAGATTCGTACACAAAAAACAGTAGGCATGAAAGGAAATGGTCGTGCTGGCTCACCAACACAACGCATTACAGCAACTTGTCAAGAAGGTGAGAAGCCTTGGCTCGACAGCAGAAAGTATCCATGTTATCAAATTCCTGTAACAGAACCAGTTCAATATCCTGAAACCGACCTTCCGTTGGATCCCTACTTGCTGGGAGCATTGATTGGAGATGGGTCGCTTAGTAGCGGAAACCTTACTTTGACTAGTGCTGATCCAGAGATTATAGAACGATGTGCTGCTGCTCTACCAGAAAATTATATGTTTAAAAAAGTAGGTAAATTTCAATACAATATTTCCAATGTCAAAGGAAAGTTTGCGTGTGGATTTAAAAATCCAGTAAAAGAAATATTAAATAATCTTGGGATCTATGGTAAAACATCTCAGGATAAATTTATTCCTAAACAGTATCTTTACGCTTCTGTCTCAGATAGAGAGGCTTTGCTGCAAGGATTGCTAGACACTGATGGAACTGTTTCCTCCTCTGGTTCAGTTTCTTTTTGTACTATTTCTGAACAGCTTCGTAACGACGTGATTGAGCTGGTACAATCCCTAGGAGGAATTGCGACCAAGCGTAAACCGCAACTTAATTTTTACACTGCTTCAAACGGAAAAAAAATTAAAACGAAAAATTTTTCTTATACGATTGGTATCAAATTAAATCCAAATATCAAACCTTTTCTTTTAAAACGTAAAGCCAATCTGTATTCACCTTGTACCAAGTATTTACCTTGTCGTTCAATTGTAGATATCAAACCGTCTTTTAAAGAAAAAATTCGGTGTATTGAAGTATCCAGTAACAAACACACTTTTTTAACTAAAGATTATATTTGCACTCATAATAGTGCCAAAAGTACGGTTGCAGGTTTATTTGCTGCATGGGCTATTGGTGTCCACACAGCAGCTAAACGTCCACTGCAAATTCTCTATCTTTCTTATACGGTTGATATCGCTCGTTCTAAGTCAGCTACCATCAAAAGACTTATTGAAAGCAAACGCTATCAAGATGTTTTTCCAACAGTAAAACTTCTTAAAAACGTTACGAGTAATGAGTACTGGTCTATTGATCATCGTTTTGCAGGTATTGATATCGCCGGTGAAGAACAGTTCACACTCTGTGCTGCTGGTCTAAAAGGTTCAGTGACATCTAAACGTAGTCAATTGGTTATCATCGATGACGCAATTAAAAGTTCATCGGATATCGCTAACCCTGACATCAGGAAGATGATGCAGGATAACTGGAATGCTGTGATTGCGCCAACCATGTTTGAAGGTGGAAGAGCAATCTGCCTTGGTACCAGATTTAGGCATGACGATATTCATGCGACAACTTTTAATGAACAAAATAATTGGATGCAGATTGTTCTCTCTGCAATTCAAAATAATGAAATAACCGGAGAAGAAGAATCATATTGGCCTGAAATGTGGTCACTAGATTACCTAAAGGAAAAAAAACGGCAAGCACCAATTGCTTTTTCTTTTCAGTACATGAATCAAATTGTCAGGCAGAACGAACTGTCATTGGCGCCTGAACTATTGGTTAAAGCAGAGATTGCTACCGAATTTGATTCTTTGGCTGTTGGGGTTGACCTCTCCGCTGGCACAAAAGAAAAGAATGATTACACCGTGTTTGTTCTTGGTGGAAAACTTGGAGATCAAATTCATATCATTGATTATCGCCGCATGAGAGTGATGGGTAATCTAGAAAAACTAGATGCGCTTAAAGAATTGCTTAATGATTGGTCTATTCTTGGACGTGATGAAAATGGTAATTACTTTCCCACGTACAACACTTGTGATGTGTACTCAGAAGCTGTAGCATATCAGGCATCTCTTGAGGCTGACTTTAAACGTATCTGCTTAAGAAACGAAAATCTCTACAACATCAACTGGCATGCTGTTAAAGGTTTTAGGGCAGATAAGCTTGCTCGGTTCCGTGGTTGCATGGGTCTTTTCGAAGATCGTAAGATCATTTTTAATCGTTACCGAAACTTCACTTCTATGTTTGAAGAGCTTACTAATTTTGGTGTTAGTAGTCACGACGACTGCGTGGATGCGCTTGTCTGGCTTATCAATGGATTAACACGTAAAGGAACCCTTCAGGTTGATTATTAGATCTTAGAATAAAAGAAAATATTTTTGCCATGGGACCCGAGTACCTGGCGATCTTGCTTACCACTTGTATAGCGGGAATCTCAGGTGGTACCTGGGCCGCAAATAAGTTGTTATCTAGGTCGCATGAAAGAATCAAACAGCTTTCTGATCGCGTGACAATTCAAGAAAAAAAAGTTGAACACTTGGATGACAGCTTTAATCGCATGCCACTGGAATACGTATTGAAAGTTGACTTTCTTCGTGAAATCCAGCATATGCACGACACTTTTAAAGAGATTAATAGTAAGCTAGACAGAATGATGGATCGCCTTTTGAAATGACCAGCTACATCATCGAAGTCCAAGAAGATCAAGATGGAGAGCTTTTTATTGAGTTCCCTGAAGAAATTATTGAAGAACTTGGGTGGCAAGAGGGAGATATTCTTTCATGGGATCTAAAAGGTGAAGGTATTGTTCTTTCCAAGCTCAACGATGAGTCTGGTTATGAAGTTATAGAAGAGTAAGATAGAAACAAGATAACAACAGGGAAATGCTTAGATACAGTGGAATGAGTTCGGTTCCTGGAGCGCCCGGTAGTTTTGCTCCGGGTGGCTCAGGTAACTTAATGGCTGGGTTAGAGCTTCCTTTCGGAGGTGGTCAACAATATAGGCAGATTCAGCAAGAAAATCGCCCAGGTGCGCCAAAGCCAACAGGAGTAAGCCCTGTTCGTATTTTTCCGCCCAATGCTCCGGGTCGCGAAGGAGCTATTGACGTGCAGTCTTTCCAAGCTATGGGAAACTATCCTGGTGCAGCAGGAAATTTATTTGGCATGCAAATGCAAAATCCTGCTAATATTGCTAACGCTCAATTTTATGGTGGTCCACAGCTAGGACAAGTTCCTGTTGGATTTCAAAATAAATTTGTCTACTAATAATTCTTAAAACTGTTAAACTAATTCCAGTGGGTTGAAAATAGTTAATGGCTGCAGACGCTAAATCCAGACTCAAGGAAATTGTTGATTCCTATCTTGAAAAAGATGGTGGAATTGGCGTTGATACTGGTATCGTAGCAGCCCACTTAGCACAAATGAAACTCTTTGGTATTCGCCAAGGGGTAGAGTTTTTTCCTGCTCAAGACAACTTTGGTAATCAACGCAAAGATTTTATTGATCGTGTAGTTAAATATAATCAGATCGACACAAGGCTTGATTCCATTTGGGATTATTTCTTGTGTGATGGCCAGGGTTTGTTTTATATTCGACCTACTTCTAGTAATTATCGTCTTTACTTTTTTAGGAAACACGAGTACCGTACCTATTACAACGTAGACGGTGAACTTGATGAAGTTGTCATTATCTACAGCTATAAAGTTAAAAATGGTTTTGGCGTTAATCAAGATATTCAACAAACTTCAATTACAGGGATGGAACACCTTGGTTCCCCAGGACAAAAGAAATATATAAAATTATCAATCAAGCGCAAGACCATTGAGGAGACTCATTCAGACGGTGAACTCTCTTTTGACCAGCCTGTGTCTGTGGTACCAGGCAAAACACAAACTTATCGCAACACTCTTGGATTTATTCCTTGTGTAGAAATCTTTAATAATCCCAAGGGTTTTTCTACCGAAGGTATTGGTGAGTTTGATGCACTTGCCAATCACATTGTTACGCACGACGAGATGATTCGTACGATGCGCAAGAACGTCCAGTTCTTTGGTAATCCTACTCTTCTTTCGTCTCGTCCCAAGACAGACCTAATTGAGTCGGGTGGAGAAGGTGTTGTACAACGTCCTTCAATTGCTGCGAACTCTGGATTTGCTAGTCCATCTTCATTGAGTCGTTCCATGTTTAAGGCTGATCCAATCAGCCGTGGAATGGATGGTCAGATCAGAGTTCCAAGGATTATTGCAAACCTGGAACCAAACGATCGAGTTGGTTACATTGTCCCTGACGCCATCACTGGGGACCAAAACGCGTTTGCTCGTCAATATCGAGAAGAGATTCGTACAGCACTTGGTGGTGTTGATGAATTGTCAATTTCCGCTGGCGTGACTGCAACTGAGTACAAATCACTGTTTGGTCGTGTTGCTGCTACATCTAAGAAAAAAGCAAATGCTATTTACACATACGGTATCTGTCGTTGTCTAGAACTAATTATTTTCCAAGAAGAACGCTTGTTCCGTGAGACGCTTGCTGCTGCTGCAGGTTTAGAAAAACCGGTTGAGCCAGAAGAAGGAGCAGATGAAAGTATTATTCAAATGTATAAAGATGCGTTGGTTGGATTTGAAGATCGCATCAAGCAATTAATGATGGCTTGTGTGCGTACACAGCAGATTCCACCTGGTGTACTTGGTTTAATCCCAGATGGAGATTTAACTATTCAATGGCGCTGGCTCGGACCAGTGTACGAAGATTCAACGCAAGATATTCTTAACAACTCGATTGTTGTTAGAAACTTGCAAGAATTAGGTGTTGATAGCATTGAAGCACTGAAATACCTCTTCCCGTCAAAAACGGATGAGGAACGGGCCGAGATGTTATCTGGGTTCCCGTTCAGGATGGTGGGCGAACTACAGAATGCATATTCTTCGTTCGCACGCCTGGTGGGGGGCATGATGCAGACTCCTCATCCGCAATCACCGGACTTACCGATGGCTGCAGATCCCAGGTTGGATTTAACCCCTTATCTGTATCGAACTCTTGAAGCATTACAAAAGGAGATGAGTTATGCAGGACGCTACCGTCCAGTCGATCCCACAGACGAGCCAAGTACCGGCGGCAGTCGCTCCCAGCAGCTACGTGGCACCGGCTCCGTCCAGCCAACCGGTCAGCTACCAAGTGGCACCGCAGGCTTATCAGGTGGGTACCAGTTACCCCCAAGCGGTACCTCAGGCAGCCCCCAGCTACCAATCAGCCCCTACTCAGTACGCCCCCCAATCCCAACCGGAAGCAGCGGGCAATCCCTGGGAATCGGCGTTCAACAAGGTAGTGAACCTGCTGAGCGCACCAGTCCAATCCCCGTTCCAGGGTCAACCCTCACCGCAGACGACGCAGTACGCCCCGGCCAACTACGGGTTGAACAGCGCCCCAGCTACGCAACAATCGGCAGCGCCGACCTCGTATCTCAACCAGGCATACTCGCCCAGCTCTTCCCAAACCTCCTCGACAGTCTCCTTGGAGCAGGTGGCCGACCTGGTGGGAATGAGCCAGGAAAGCCGTCAGGTGATGGACGCGTTCGGGATCGAAGCACCCGCGATTCTGAACAACTACGCCCTGAACCTGGAAGGAATGCTGGACAGCGCCGTCGCGTGGGGAAATCGCGCCGCTGATACTATCAAGGGTTACGCTGAGTTTGCCGTTAATGAGCACCAGGAGAACCTGGCTTACAACGAAATCCTGACCAATCCTGATGTTCTCAGCGATTACACGCTGAAGTTCTTTGGTCCTGAAGGTCCGTACCCTGTGTACGAAAGTGAGCAGCAACTCGAAACTCCTGGTTATCGCACTGCTCCTGTTGATCCTCAGTACGGTGGTCAGTTCCCTGCTCCTCCTGCTGCAGCCGCTCCTCAACAGCCAGAGAACTTCTGGGGTTCTTTTAATGAAGTGATGGCACGTGATCCCCAGAATGCCTGGCGCGTCATCAACCAAGCTCAGCCTCAAGTCTTGGCAAACAAACTGTTTGTGATGGAGTGAGGCAATGCGTCCACTTCTTCAATTAGGTGTTCCCGCTGCCGCTGGTCTAGCTACCGGCGGCTATGCCCTTTCCCAAGGTGAAGATCCGGGTACTGCAACTCTTGCTGGAATTGCAGGCGCCGTTGGTGGCGCCGGTGGTTTACTTGCAGCTCGTCAACTTGCTGGCAAATATATGCCACAAGAGATGCAAGAAAAACTTCTTAACGCTGCAGAAAAAAATCGCGGAGGCGGCAAACGCCAAGCTGCTCTTTTAAATGCAGCAGTAGCAGCTGGTAATGTTAATCCGCGCATGCTAGGTAAAGTCGCTGCTGCAGGTTTAGTTCCTGCGTCCGCACTTACCGCTGGACTAGGTGGTGTTGCTCTTGGTGCTATCCCAGCTTCAATGGGTGTTCCAGGATTTCAACAAAATACAATCCCTGATCCCGAACGTGCTACGTCTAGCAATACACAAATGGCTCGGAGTTATACTCCTACCCTTAAATATCTTGGTTGATAAATTATCAACTGTTAAAATTTGTTTTAGATAAGACAATATTTATTGTCTGAATCTTTCACCAAATAATCGTCCTGTGTACTGGAGGATAAACTAAAGTGTTCCTTGATAACGACTTTCCTAAGATTCTTGGTGCGGAGCTTTATCGCCCCCACCCTGCTTATATCTGTGAAATGGCGGTAGAGCCCGTGGTTGTCCACGACTTTACTCGTCAACCTGGTCAAACTGTTCAGCTCGATCGCTATAAGTTCTGGGGTAACCCTGGAACCAAGGACAGCCGTGCTCGTGTGGCTGACCAAACCATTGGTACCGCCAATAGCCGTAACATCACCAAAGAAAAAGTTCTGGTGGTGCTTAACGAATATACCGGCCCTGCTGATCCTGGCGATCCGACTCAGCCTTCGACCTTTAAGATTGCTCGTGAAACCCTGATTACCGCTCAGCGCCTTCTGCTGGACACTGGTAATCTCAACATGTTCCACCAGTCGATCGGCAGCCTCACCCTGCTGGATGACTATCGCCGGTGGCGTGATCGCGTCTTCATCGACGAACTGTCTAAAGCTGAAGCTAACGGCGCTGCTTCCAGCACTCAAGGTGGTTACTACTTCCCTGGTGGTAAAACCAAAAACTCTTCTGGTCAAATCACTTACACGGCTACTGAGTACACTGCTGATCTCCAACAGTTCTCGGTTCGCACTGACCTTCTGACCGTTGTTAAGGACCTGCGTAAGCGTAACGTTCCTACCTTTGCTGACGGTCTGTATCGTTGCATCTGCGATCCCGTGTTCATGATGCACCTGCGTCGTGACCCTGACTTCCGTGAGATCGCTCGTTACTCCGGTAACCCTGGCCAAGGCATGTACATGGGTAACCCCATGATGCCTAACAACGCCAGCTTCTACATGGGTCCCCAGGCTGGTCAAGGTTACTTCCTGGCTGGTGAACCCGTGATGCCGACCGGCGTCCAGTTCGAAGGCGTGAAGTTCTTCGAGTCGACCAA